AGGCGTCATTGACTTGGATGCCGAATGGGGTTGCAAGGTTTTTCTTGATAGCCATGGTAATTCCTTATCCAAAGTACGGTTCAATATCTTCCAGCGTTAGGACAAACGTCTGGTTGTCGGGATCGCTTGCGCTGGTTGAAACGTTGACCACCTGAATGACGGCAGCGTTCACCGCATCGTCCTTAGCGTAAAAGGTATAACTTTGATTGGACGGGATGGTTGAGTAAACCGGGCGCCCCCATACCGTCGTTGTGGGCTTGCAGCCATCAACCGTAGCAGCGTACACGGCGCCAGCATTGGCGCTAATTGAACCAAAGTTGTACGTGACGTTAATGCGAAACTTGAGGAACGAATTGACGTTGGTTGGGGTCACGGCGCCGGTTGACGGGTCGTCCGTGTTTTCCCACGTAATCATCTTCGGCCAGTTCTTGGCGATGTTGTCCTTAACCCAATAATAACTGTCGCCGGTAGCCAACTGTTCACAAATGTTCACAAACCCAGCCGTTCCTGCCGTGGCATCGGAAATGGCCGTGTTGTTGCGAACGCTGATATTGGCGATCTGCGAGTTGGCGTTCAGGTAAGTATCGTCACCGGCCAAAATCACGCCGGAGAGGCTAGAAGTCACGTTGCGACGAATGAACGTGTTGTTTTCGATGTAAATGTCCGAACCGTTCAAAATGTAGATATTCGGCGGCAGCGCAGCCGTTACCGACAAGTTGTCGTCAAATGTATTGTTTCGAATCGTAACGCGAGTCGTCGCATACGAAGTCGGCACTAACTGCTCGCCAACCAAAATGGTGTGGACGGCGTTAGCGCGGTTAGTAAACGAGTTGCCCTCGACCAGCACGTTAGTACAGTTGGCCGAGTCAGAGGTAACGTGGGCAATTTCAAGGCAGCAATCTTTGCACTGCGAAAACTTGTTGCCGATAAACGACACGTTGGATGAACGAGCAATTACCGCTGCGGATCGAAAACTACCGTCACCCGTGGTGAATCGGTGTTTGCGAATGACGTTGTTGGCAATGACGTTATTGCAGTTCGTGCCAGAGGCTTGGTAAATGCTGTGCCGGTCGCAGTTCTCGATAGTGTTATCAAAGATGTGCGAGTCGGTCGTGTTGGGGATATGGATGCCGTAGCCAGAGCCGGACACCGTACCCGGAATATCTTTCAGAATGTTGGCGTACACCATCGCACGCGTCCACGTTCCCGAAGGGAAAGCGTTGAGCGAGATGCCGACGTTAATCTGCGTAATGTTTAGATCATGAAACCGCGTGTTGCTAATGGTCTGCCCAGAAGCAGCACCGATAGCCGTTTGGCCGTAACCCGAGTTGTTCTCGCCAACCAGCGTCAGGCCGTCGATTTCAATGTCATCGCAAGTGCCTACCAACTGAAAAATGTATGCGCCAGAGGGGGCGCTTGAAAGGAACACGCGTCCCTTGCCCGTAATGCGAATACGAGTTTTGTTCGTAATTGTCAGGCTGGCATTGACCAGATAGTTGCCGTTCATCTCCAGCGTATCACCTGCCGACAACGCGGTCAGGGCGGCTTGCAAAGCAACCGTATCGTTAGCAACGCCGTTACCTACCGCGCCGTAGTCTTCCGGCGTGATGACGTTACGAATCTGCTGAAGAGTCGCCTTAACCGTCGTTCCGCTCTCAACAACCGGAATCAGGCTAGTGCCCGGAATCGGATCGGTAGCCGAGACTAATTGTGAAATCTTAACGGTCGTAGCCATTACTTACTCCTTGGGGACAACGACCCAAGACTGCTTGTCTTCATCCCACGAATACATCTCGCCATCTTCTGGCATCGGCACCGGAGCCTGCCATTGGGCATTGGCATCTAATACCCAAGACGGATACGGCTGCGGCGCTACAAAGGCGTCAATGTCAGCGCGATAAGTGTAGCCGATACCCGCGTAGTTCTTGCGAACATTGCCGTTGTAACTGGTTTGTTTCCAGTTACCGCCAAGCAACTTCTGGCAGAACGCCACGCCGATGCTTTCTACCTCGTTGCCGTTAGCGTCAGACGTATCCTTGTTGTCTACGACGATGACGCGCAGCACAACATTGTTTGAATCCAATTCAGCGAAATGTGCCATAACTTTTCCTCAATTCGGGCAAAACTCTTTGATCGTCGTGTGGGCGCATAACGCCCGTGCCTGTTTATCCGTTCGTACATGGTACGCAGAAATGTGCGAGTAACCTAATTTCACCGCTACCCACACCCTTTTGTGTCCCATATACACCCGTAATATCTCTTTCCTCAAACTCTCCTTGTCGGGCAGCGCCGGATTTGGGTCGGTCTGGTACTGCTCGTAAGGCGAGTAAACAATGATCGGATGCACCATGCCCCGCTGCTGGATGTCGGCCTTAATGACAGGCAAAAAGACTTCCGGCAGTTTGTGCATGAAGATTCCTAAATCCGATAACGCATACTCCGCATAAAACTGTGGAAAATCGTTACGCTGCGCCTTGAGTATTCTCAAGATGCAACGCCGTTAAACTGCTCTCGTCCCCGACGTATCCCGCTGGAAACGTGTTAAATGCCAAAGATACTCGATCATCGCCTTGCACGGTTTCTACCATGTGCGTGAGGCTTGACGGGAACAGCATCAAATCGCCAGCGCCAACCTCAAACCACCACGAATCGCTGTTGTAGAGGTTGTAGTTGTCGGTTGGCAGTTTGATCTGCTGATAGCCGTCTTTGTAAAAGTAAATCTTGTCTCGTTCACGGGCAGCCTTGAGGTAAAGCACCCCAGACACAAACGAGTTGGGATGCGCGTGTTTGTGGTGGTACTGACCGGCCTTGGTGTAGTTCAGCCACGATTGCGTCAGGCGCAGCGTAACGTCGTGTTTCGGCGCATAGATAGAGCGCAGATACTCGTTGACGCTGGCTTCGGCAAACGCCTTGAGGCTTGCCATCGTGTCGTGACGCAACACATAGCGGTCATCGCTAGTCGTGTTGCCCATGTTGCTATGCGTCGGCTGCTCGTCCACAAACGCCATTTCCTCGGCGGTGTAGTCCCGTCCAAGTTCAAACTTAGCGACAGCCGTCGGAAAGAGGTTGTATGTAATCACGCAACCGCCTTTTCAATCTGGGCAACGTAATCGTCAAACGCAGCCTGCTGCTCGGGTAACAGGATCGTCGGCACCGCGTCCTCAAGTTCTTTGATCTTTTCAATCGTGAACATGATTTCATCCCACGACGGTTTGGGTCGGGGGTCTTCCCAGCGGGTAATCTCGCGGTTGCTGATTTCCCACTTTGCGCCGGGGCGAAGCAAGTGCATCGCCGTATCAATGCCCATGAGTTGATAGGTTTTCATGTAAAGTTGACCTTGAGGATTACAATACCGGAGCCGCCTGCTGCGCCATTGAACGGCGCCGAGACTGGGCCGCCACCACCGCCGCCACCGCCGGTGTTAGCAGTTCCAGCAACCGCAGCCGTACTTGACGGAACTTGATACCGCCCAGCGCCACCGCCACCCGTACCGCCGGGGGCAATGCCTCCTTCGCTTCCACCACCGCCGCCACCAGCGTAAGTAACCGACGATCCAGAAATAGAAGATGCCGTGCCGTTACCGCCGCCGCCACCTGTACCCGGTGCAGCAGCGTTTGATCCAGCAGCGCCAGCGCCGCCACCACCGCCGCCAACGCGAGAAGTAGCATTATCCGTCCACCCAGAACCACCGTTATTGCCTTGGCTTGGGGATACGGAAGGTGTATTGCCTGCGCCTCCAGCAACGCCGGGAGCGTCGTATGTTCCACCGCCACCACCGGAGCCGCCGCTTGAACCCGGCTCACCTCTACTGGCCGGCCCCGGAGCAAAGTCGCCGCCAGCGCCGCCACCAGTAGAAGTAATGGTGGAAAACACAGAATCAGTTCCGTTTGCAGAACTAGTGCCGCCTGCGCCAACAGTAATGGTGTACTCGCTTCCCGCCGTGATGGCTAAAGCGGTTCCAGTACGGAATCCACCCGCACCGCCACCACCGCATCCGGCGTAACCATTTCCGCCGCCGCCGCCACCCGCAACGACAAGGTAATTAACGCTCACCGCACCCGCTGGTGCAGTCCACTTCTGCGATGACTTGAAGGTGAAGATTGTGGCAGAGCCGATGTCGTACTTGAGGATGACGATGCCGGAGCCACCATTATTGGCGGTTGTTGCTCCACCACCGCCAGCGCCGCCCCCGGTGTTTGCCGTGCCACCGCTTCCGACTGCGCCGGGGCTATATGACCCACCATTGCCACCGCCGCCAGAACCGCCGGTTCCTTTGGTGTTGGCATCAAGAAAAGTTGATCCACCACCGCCACCAGCATAAACCACGCTGGCACCGCTAATGCTAGACGCAGTACCAGCACCGCCGTTTCCGGCAACAGTAGTCGTTGCGTTTGCTCCGGTTGCCGACGCTCCGCCGCCGCCCCCGCCGCTAAATGACGAGCCATTGTCTGTGCCTGTGCCGCCATTTGAGCCTTGCGAGGGACTTGTGCTTGGTGTGTTACCAGAACCCGCAGCGCCGGGGGACGGAGAAACACCACCGCCGCCGCCAGATCCGCCATTTGTTCCATTTTGATAAGGGGCGCCGGCACCACCACCGCCGCCACCGCCGGCTGACGTAATAGTGCTAAACACAGAGTTATTGCCAGCAGCACCTTGATTTGCGGCTGGCGCATTTGCAAATTGACCTGTTCCGCCGCCGCCGACGGTAATTGTGTAGTCCGTTCCGGCTGTGACACTAAATCCTGTGCCAGTTCTAAATCCACCGGCTCCACCACCGCCATATCGACCGCCGCCGCCGCCACCCGCAACGACAAGGTACTCCACCGCGCTAACACCGCTCGGGCAAGTCCATGTGCCGCTAGAAGTGAACGTGGCTACGACAGATTGGACGGGGACAGAGTATTTGAGGATGACGATGCCAGAGCCGCCTGCGCCGCCGCTTGCACCAGACGCACCGCCACCACCGCCACCACCGCCGCCGCCGCCTGTATTGGCTGTGCCCGCGGTTCCCGGTGATGCACCAGATGGGCCGCTTCCGCCATTACCACCGCCACCGGAACCGCCAGAACTGCCGCTTGGGCCTTCTCCTCCTCCTCCGCCGCCGCCTGCATACGTTACAGACAAGCCACTAATAGAAGATGCCGTTCCTGTGCCGCCTGCTCCGGCGTTTGGAGATGCAGCATTTCCCGCATATCCAACTTGGCTAGCACCACCGCCACCACCGCCGGTATATGGCACTCCAGATTGGCCTGCGCCACCATTTGATCCTTGTGCTGGGCTAGTGCTTGGCGTATTGCCAGAACCGGCGGTTCCACCCGCTGCTGGTGCGCCCGATCCTGCACCGCCACCACCAGAACCGCCATTTGCGCCCGCTTGTCCCGGGCTTCCGCCATTATTTGATCCGCCACCACCACCGCCGTTGCTAGTGATAGTGCTAAATACGGAATTGCTGCCAGCACCGCCTTGCGTTGTGGTTGATGTACTTCCAGAACCGCCTGCGCCAACGGTAACGGTGTAATTGGTTCCAGCGGTAACGGAAAGGCCAGTTCCAGTGCGGAACCCGCCAGCGCCACCACCGCCAGCGTTATATCGACCACCTCCAGCACCGCCAGCGACAACGAGATACTCAACCTCGGTCACGCCGGTCGGGGCTGTCCAGTTACCCGATGCGGTAAAAATCTTGTATTCGGTAAACGCTCCGCCGCCCGCAACTTTGGCAGCGAGCAGCAAACTCATAATGCCGCTCATGGCTTAACTCACGTTGCCGTTAATAACGCAAACCGTACCTGATAAGAACAGTATTGTCGCCACGCCTCTTGTAGCCAATGACACCGTAGCCTTGTCCGCATCCGTACCCGCGATATACGCCGTCGTAATCGTGCAAGTAATCGTGATAGCGCCCGAGGTGTTGTTGAAGATAGACACCACATCGCCAGCCGCAAATGTCGCATCGGGAATCGTGATGGAGCCAGAAGCGCCGACCTCGATGAACTTACCCACATCGCCGGTAGCCAACGAATACGAAGTCGTCTTAGCCGATCCAGACTGCGGGATGTTGCGGAAACCAACGCTGAAGTTCTCATCCGGCAGCGTCACGGTACGCGCAGCAGACGGGCCGCTAAACGTAATGACTTGCGTAAATACCGGCACCGTTGTGTTGGCATCCGGCAGCGTCATCGTGCGGCTGGCAGATAACGTCGTCGGGGTCAGCGTGACAGCATACGAACTCGTACCGCCAGCGCGACCAGCCAACACCACCGCGTCCTGCGTAGCAGCAGCCTCAGAGCGTACCGCACTCGCAGCGCGGAACGTCTGAGCAGCGGTAAAGGTATTTGCCGTGCCGGTGACAAGACCGAGCAAGTTAGTGCCGGTCAGTTTGTAGTTAGCGCCGGAGCGAGCAATGACGTATTCGTCTCCTGCTTGCGCCGGGGCGCCAGATGCTAATGCACTAATCTTTGTGTCGGCCATGATTTACTCCAATTCGATCTTGCTGCTGTCTTCAAGCAGCACAAATGAGTCGTCTTCAAGCAACAAGAAGTTACCACTGGGCGGCGTCGGGGCAGTTGCTTGTTTCCCCAAAGCAATGGCGGAGCCTAGCCCTACGGCTACTCCATTCTGCACAGCAACGCCGTAAAAAGCGCCCATTAGTTTCCGCTAATCGGCTTGGCGTACAAAGTGCCGCTAGAAGAAACCTGAATCGCTGATACGCGCCAAGGACCGCCTGTCCCTTGCGGTACAGAAAACGGAATCGGCACGTTAGCAGGAATCGGCGTGCTGCTAGTCGTTGCAGTCACCCCGTTGCCGATGGTCACATAGGCGTCGCTTGTCGTCCAAACCAACAAAGCCTGAACGCCAGCGTCCCAAGTTCCCGTAGACCCGGCAGTGCCAGAATAAGAGGCAGTCTTGGCCGGGAACAGACTGTCGTCTAACGGAATAAGTAATTGCATCGTCTATACCTCAAGCCAAGAATTTCAGTTTGTAAATCGTAGACAGATATAAGCCAAATATGGCATCTAACAGGTTTTGCAGCGTCGTGTCGTCTTTACTGACGACTTTATACCGCATTTCCTCAAGTTCCTTAAGTTCCTTTTCCAAAAAGTCAAGTACGTTGTTTGACTTCTGGGCAGATGCGAGGGCAATCGGGCCGATCAGCCCGTGCCGACCCTGATACGCCTCGGCAAAGTCGTCTGCGAGGGGAATAATGCCCTCGTAGAACTTCTGTAGCGCCTTGTGCTTGGCGTAGTTACGGGTATTCAAATGCGTAGAATGGGTCACATCCCGCGCTAAAAATAGCCGTCCGATAAAGACTTCGCAGGTCATTGCGGCGGTAACTCCATCGGCATTTGCGGTGGCATTTCCATCGGCATTTCAGCCTCTCTAGGGGCCGGGGCTACAAGGTCATTAGAGGACAGCATCCCGCTAATTGTGCCCATTACGATGTCTTGAATCTGCTCTTCGGACATGCCCGCCTGAACCGCGCTGATACGCTTGGTTTCGGCGTCATACGCCTTGATCTGCGCTTCCTGCTCCTTGATTCGCAGTTCCGTCGCTTCCATAGACTGCGAGACGTTCTGAAGCATCTGGAACATCTGATCCATCTCAGCGCCCATCGCTTCAATCTGCTGATTAGCAGCCTGCAACGCTGGGTCTTCGTCAGGATCGGAGAGCAACTTCGGATCAATCGTCTTAGCAAGACGCTTGGCAATTTCCTGCGCACCCGGCCAATCCATGTTCTTGACGAACAGGTCGCCTGCCACACCCCAAAGGTTTGGGTTGGCTTGCAGGATTTGCGACATCGCGTCCATCGCCTCTTGGCGCTTGGTCATGTAGGACGGGCCAGTCGTGACGGCTACGTCGTACTTACCAACGGACGGGTTGTAGATCTTCTCGATGACTACGCCAGCCTGATCCATCAACTTGCGGACAGGCTCTTGCTGCATAGGGTCAATACGCACCGTCGAGGTTTCCCCGTCGATGCCGATGATGCGAGCGATACGCTGGGTATCGTAAATCTTCGGAATCAAGTCAACGAGTTGACGCGTAACGTAGCGGATAGCGCGGGCAAGGTTATCTACGTAATGATATGACCCCGTATCGCCCTGACGTTCACGCGCCAATATGGCCCGACCCGAGCGCTCGTTAGACGTGGCGCCAAGGCTAGAGTCATAGTAGCCCGTCGTAGACTTAATGTCGTCCGACGCGCCCATCTTAGCCTGAATAAGCCCCGTTTGTGCAAGGGGTGGGGCGGCACGTTGGGGCAGCGGCAGCATGTTGCCAGCGCCGTCCGTAACGTCAGGATTGACCTCCAAATACGGCCAGTTCTGGGTATTGGCGGTCTTCCACTGATGCTCGTATCCCTCGAACTGCCCACCGTAGCCGATAAACGGCGCTTTGGGGGCCAAGGCAAGCATTTCCGCCTCTTGGGATACCCAGTAGTTGTACATGCGCTGCGCGTCTTTAGCGTTACGCACAAGGCCGCTGATGTAGATACGGCCTTCTACTTCGTATTCGTTGCCGACCACGCGGACAACCGGAATAGACTTACCCGGCCACTCCTGCTCTTCCAGCACCTCATAGCCGTTCGTCTTCATCCACTTAATCTTGCGGATGTCTACGTCACGGGTGCGAACAGGGGCGAGGCCCATGGCCTCCATCTGCGCGGCTTCGGGCGAGTCGGCGTAGGCGGTCATGCCGCCCGGATACAGGTTTAACTTCGCTTTTTCATAGTAAGCGTAGAAGTATTCCGCAATCCGTACTGAATCGTCGGTAATCCACTGCGCCAGATTCTCGTCACCAATACCACGGCTCTGGATCGACGAGATGGGTTCGGCGTCAGGAAAATGACGCTCAAACTCCTCACGGGGCATGTCCTCGGTTATGAAACACCATTCTGCATCGGCTCCGCACGGGTCTTGGATATGCGGGTCCATATATACCGAGAACGAGTTACGAACGCGAGCAATACGGATGTCTTGGTCAAACGAATCCGGGTCGCAATACTCGGTCAAAATGCGGATATAGCCTTCGCCATACGTGACCTGATTCTCACAGGCGGTGTCGTAGGCAACGTCGGCATCCGAAATGTACTCGATATGCCGGACGATACCGTCAAACACCTCGGCAACTTCAATGTCTGCCTTGTCATCAACCGGGATAACCTTACCCGCAGGTCGGTTCTGGCGCTGGTCGTTCGTGACCTGCCGGACGTGCTGGGGCAGTTTGTTGATGGTGAGGCAAGGACGAGCGTTAATCGTCTGACCCTGCACTGCGCCACGGGTGGCTAAGACTTCCTGCGGCCACTGCCAGCGGTTATCTGGAGAACCCGCCATAAAGCGCAGGTCGTCCAGTTCGCTGTCCCGAGACTCGCTATAAGCCGTCAGGGACAACTGCATCCGGGTACGCGCTTGAGCGAGGATATCGCCCGTACTACGCGCACGGCGGCTCTCGGGCGTATTAGCCACCTGAGCCGCGCCCTTCATCCCTGTCGGGTCTTTAGCCATTACTTGCCCTTCTTACCGGCTTTACGCTTAACCGAATACGCGATGGCAACAGCCTGCTTAACGGGCTTGCCAGCCTTCACTTCAGCGCGAATGTTCTTGCGAAAAGCCCCCTTAGAGGCGGACTTTACGAGAGGCATTAACGCATACCCCGTTTCATCGGAGTCGGTCGAAAATCAACCGCAGTGCGGATCATGTCCTCGTTAACGCGCTTTGGCATACGCGGAGCAGGCATACGGGGCTTCTGCATCCGGCTGTTTTGGATCATGTCACCGACTGTTGCGCCGGGAGACACGCCGATTGGTCCGGGTCGTCTGTTGTACATAAGGATTACTTCTTTTTTCCTTTAACAGTCGGTTTGTAGTCCGTCCAAGTCTTAATTAAGCCACTAGCATCCGGCATCGGAGCGGGCTTAACGCTTGGCTTAGGAATATCAGGCATTTTGGCCGCTTGTTGGGAATTTTTAATCAAATCTCCGACGGTTGGCATTTTTGCGGGGCTTGCGTTTGCCATCCCCTTTTCGAGCAACTTTTTTCTCTGCTCTGCGTTCATGCTTTTTAGCCTTTTTTGGAGGATTTGGCGGGTTTTCGGGCGGTAAGGGCTGACTTTCTGAAATTGGCAGCCGTTGGAGCGCCCTTAGAACCCGGTTTACGCATCTTTTCGCCCGATCCCGCAGCGATTCGAGCGCGTTTAGCATGAATATTTGCATAGAGACCCTTTTTTGCAGCCATTTCAGCATTTCCATCGTTTTAAAGATGCTTTAGCGCGTTCGGCTGGCCCCTTGGCGTTGCGAACGACCCCTTTCATGCGGGCGCAAAACGACTTTTTACGTCCTGCGTCCGCTTTTGTCTTCGGACTGGGCGCCGGAGCCTTCAAATTAGACCCCGTTGCACGATTATATTTTGCACGGCCTTTCGCGGTCAATCCCGCCCCTCTTGACACGGACTGCTTTTCTCCTCTACCAACTGAGAGGCTGACAGACTTCTTAGCCATTAGGCACCCATCCAAGTGTTAATCATGCCGCTATCGCGGCTAACAGTAACGGTACGCGCTCGTTCGCGGTATTCGCGGTGCGCCACTGGATACGCAAACGTAACTGCGATGGCATCGGCAGCGTCAGGCGATGCAAGGCCACGCGCCTTCATGTCTTTCTTCGACTCCAGCAAGATGGAGCCAGAGGAATTAATTTTCTGTTTTGGCCCTGTCAGGTCAGCCTTTAACTGCCTATCATTGGGTAGCGCAGCGTCTTTCAGCCACGATTTCATTTCGCCCCACAACTCTGCACGCTTGTTCTGCCACATAGCCGGGGTCTTGGACTTCCATCCGAAGTTAACGCCACGCACTACCTTATAGCGCTGCTCTTTCAAGCGATCAAGGATGCCGTAGCCTAATCCGCCTTCGTCGAGGACGACGAGTGTGGGTTGGTACTCTTCAATCGCGTCGATAACTCGGCCAACAATCTCCATCGTGTCTTCTCCTTTGAAGCGCTTGATGGCGATGATGTCTCGACCTTTGCGGACGGCGATAACGGTCGAGTCCGCTCCGCTGCGAGCCGGATCGACTCCAATAACAATAGGCGCCGTCTCATCCTTGTACTTGCTACGCGACATCGCCAAATCCACAAGGCTTGGCGGTATGAATTGATCGTCACCTTCTGACGGAAACTCGCCATAAACTTCTACTTTTGCTTGGGGTGAGTCGATGCCGTATTCGTCGATGATCTGTTGATACACCGACTTATCGGTTTCTTCAACGGTGCGAGCGTCAATGTTGCGGGTGTTCCAGAACGCACGCTTAGAGTGGAACGCCTCGAAGAAGTAGCCCTCGTTACGACGGGGGTTGCTAAACGACAGCCAGAAACGGTGCGGGGTGTTTTCCGTAAAAAAGCCTGCCGTCACCGACCAGATGGGGTCAGGGATACCGCTGGCTTCGTCGAAGATCACCATAACGCCGTCGAAGTTGTGGACACCGGCATACGAGTCGGGGTTCTCTTCGGACCACAGACGACCCTCAACAGACCAGTAACGAGTACCTTTCTTAAGGTCACGCTCAACGAGTTCGGCAAGCCACTTAGCGGGCATCACGCGGGTAGCGCTAATTTCAAACCAATGCGAGTTGATGAGGAGCGCTGCCCACTTAGTAATTTCTGCCCATGTGATCGAGCGTAACTGCGCTTCCGAGTTAGCCGACACAATGGTCGTCGAGCCTATGCGAGTACTCAGCATCCAGAGGATAAGCCACGACACCAACGCAGACTTACCGATACCGCGACCGGAAGCCGTTGCCATACGCAGGACTTCGTAGGAAGTGGCGGTCTTATTCTTCGCAGTGTGGGCGGCGATATCGCGCAGGATTTCCCGCTGCCACTTACGCGGACCCTTGAAGTGTTCTAAAGGCGTACCTTTCTGGCCCCAAGGGAAAGCGAGTAGCACGAAAGCCTCTGGGTCGTCCTTAATCACGGGCGACCAGAGTTTGCTCATCAGCAACTCTTCTTCTTCGGGGCTATAGATCGGCTGTTGCACGTTCGTCCTTCAGCGTCAGGGTTTGCGCGGGTTCATGCGCTAATTGATCCGGCGTAGCGTCAAATACGCGGCCCGCCAAGACGCGAGATTCTGCCTCTTGCAGCGCGGCGACAATACTAATCTGGGATTTAATGTCCACTTGGACTTGTTGCTTGGCGACCCATCCGTGAAGGTGGGTAAGCAGGGCGAGGGCTGCCTTGCTATCTCCCTCAAGCGCGGCAGAGCGCAATTGAGTCGCCGCCTCAACCTCAGAGTCCGCACGACCTTTCCCCTCGGCGACCGCAGCCGCGTTATCTAACTGGCAAAGTCTACGGTACTCGACGGGCAGCAACCCTGCCGCAAAGGCCAAGGCGTCACCCTTTAGCCCGAGTTTGGCGGCGTCGTAAATCTTTTGCAGAACCTCCGGCGATGCCTTCAGTTCACGGGGCGCAAAAGGAATGGACTTAAAGGATTCTGTTACGAGGTTCATACCGGAACTCTTTGCCAGAACAGGCGGGAACGTCAGACATCCAACCGTGGTGGGTGGCATGGGCACACCAGACCTTCTCAGCAACCTTAGTCACCTCAGCAGCCCAGAAGCAAGAGCGGCATACCAGAGACTTGGCAGCAAACTCTAACCACTCTGCCTCAGACATCTGTATCGGCATACCGAGACTGTAACAGAAGGTTTGGCGAGAGAACAACGTGCAGGGTGATCCTGCCGGGAGGCCGCGATCTCCAACGTCCGTGGAGCCTGTGTGCCGAGGCGGAAGCGTCTAGGGATACGTTTAGTGCCTTAGATGATGGAATCCTTCCTTCAGTTACCTCTCGGTCGCTACCAGCGCATCTGGTCAGACGTTGCTAATAAAGGATAACGGTAAAAGGTTTATTAGCGAAGAGCGTTAATAAAAAAAATTAAAAAGTTTTTGTGAGGGCATCGTAATCGTGACCGGTCAACCCCTGGCCCCACCCCCCCTGTTGTTTTGCCACAACACCCTGTTGTGCGTGTACCACAACCCTAGACGCGAATGGTTATCGTTATGCGTAAGAGAATCGTTTGCAATACGTTATGTTGCGTGGATGCAACACGTTGCGTTTATGCAACATGGCTACGTTGTGGCGTAGATGCAACAGTTAGTGTTGCGTGGATGCAACAAAGGGAGGGAAAAGGTTAGCAAAGGGAGGGAGTTAGTAACCCGTAGCAGCGTCAGTCATTCCGTAGTCAAAATGACTACTAACAAAAACCCTATGCAGAACATAGGTTTAGATCGTTGTAGTAAAAATTAGTAGGTTTTCTCCATATTTGTTTTTATGTCATAACTTTTTTTGCAACCTTACTACTCTCTGTCTTTTTTACTAACAGTTACTATTTCTCCATGATTTTCAATAGTTTAGATGTTAGTAACTTTCACGCTAACTTTTAAATAGTGCTACTACGTTCACTAACGCAACAGATACCTAGCGTTTTGTGTATGTAACTTGTGTTGACAGCATCGACGCAATAAGGTGTAATGCAATCGTTGACAACATAAACACGGAGCAACTAGCCATGCAAACCACAGACTTCACCGGAACATACGATTACGAAAAAGAAGAGGCTTTATGTGAGGCTAACTACCTCATTGAGCAGGTAGAGGATGGAAGTCTCACCATCGACCAGTTGCCGCTAAAAATCGAGCGTGCTCGCATTCATTGGCGAAAGTCTCTGAACAATCCTGAGTCATTCGCTGATTTTGACGCTCACTTCACCGCCACTCTTAACGCTTACATGGAGTCTGCAAAATGACCCACTTTCTAAACTCTGTCGTGTTCGTAGGCTTCACTCTTGCCTGTGTTGCCATTGTCATAGATTCCTTTACACTCGGAGCCGGTGGCATTACCGCCGCCGGTATCGCTGCTTTGATCGACTACGTCCGCAACTAATAACCAACTAGGAGAATCACAAAATGAAAACCGAATTCTTGTTTCGTTTCGCGCCGTCGCCTGTTGCCATGGCTACTTACGTAGAACGTCGCAGACTCGCGCAGATGCTCCGCGCTTATCGTGCCGACCGTCGCAAGTATCGCGTCTCGCGTATCGCTGACGGGTATAGCGTCACCTGTGGCTTTGCGAAAGCCATCATCTCTCGCATCTAATTACAAACGGAGAACTTAGCAATGCAAAACAATCTATTGACGCTCTCGTGGAGCGTATCCCGTGGTGTTAACTCTTACGGATATAACATCTGCCGCCTTGACGATAGATACACCGGCAAGCGCTTCCGCACCTGTGGTGGTGGCTATGACATGGTCGGCAGTGTGTTAGGCCAGTGGCTCACCGAACGCTATCAAGACCGACTGCAAGCCATTGGTGACCGTGCTAGTTCTTACTACAGCAAGGCGGGAGGCTATAAGACTCACCGCCTAGCGGGGTCGTCCCTGCCTTTCGGAGATATTGACCGCGCCTACCATTACGGAATGACCCGAAACGATGACACCGGGCGTGTCAGTCTTGACGGCGCTTGCGGTGTGGAGACGATGCTAGGCATAGCCACGGCTATCGGCTTGCAGATTACCCGCAATAGCGACAAACGAGGCCGCACCATCGGTTTTTTTGTTACCGATACCACCCAACCGTCGCAGGTAGCCGCATGAAAACCTTCGACGTGGTGCTCTTTACCTGCATCCAAGAGGTCGTAACCGTTGAGGCACGCGACGAGGACGACGCTGCCGAGATCGCGCTTCAAATCGTAAAGGCGGGCTATACCGTCCACAGCGAATTGGATTGGGACGTTGAGGAAGTCAACATAGGAGACCCCGCAGATGTCGCAGAATGACCAGATTAGAGCCGCCCTAATTCTAGGGCGGTCACTCACCCCGCTCGATGCTCTGCAAGACTATGGATGCTTCAGGCTTGCTGCCCGTATCGCAGACCTACGCCGTGAGGGCATGGACATTGAGTGCATTAACGAAACGAAGAACGGCAAGCGATACGCTCGCTATCAACTGCGGAGGCCGTATGCGTCTGCATAAACTCTGGCAACTAGGGTACTGGTACGCTCGCGGCCACGATTGGCGACACGTACCGCCCCCAAACTGGCGATCTAGCCGCGGTATCAACCCCCTTTCCGTTTACTGGTGATCTATGGAAAAACCACACTTTCCAACCCTGCAAGAACTGGAGGCCATGTTTGCCGACGACGACACACCCTTGACCTACCGCGCACCCCCTGACCCTGCGCGGCTCCAAACGGCTGTGCGGGCGTTTATGAGCGCATGGGACGACGATTTGACGGTTAGGGAACTCGCGCCTTTCGTGGAGGAAGTGCGTCGAGCGTTGGAGGGGCGCCCGTGACTGAGTTTCACGAACGATGGGGCTTGCAGCCTACTTATCCACGGCTGACCCGTTGCACCCGTCGTTATTGGGTTACGTATCTCGGGCGCTGTATTGATACCGCGAGGGCTACGCTATGGCGGGATTCTTAATTGCCGTCGCTCTGACGGTACTTGCGTCGATATTGTTCGACGATTGAACGAGGGGGCGCAAGCCCCCTTTATTTCACCATCTGCAAGTCTGGTTTGCCCTCAACCATCGCTCGAATGTCTGACTTGGTACGGTCGGCCAATTCAGGCGCAACCCACAAGTGTTTTGGGGTCTGATGCTCGCGGCTCATTACCCGGCCAATATCCTTCCAGCCGCTCTCCCGTAGTGCCACAAATAACGTCTCACGGGATGGTTTATGGCCGTCCGTACCTGCGGCAATACCAGACAGCACCTCCGACCACGGAGAGCCTATAACGCCTCTGGCGAAGACTCCGCGACGTTGCCGCACCATGTCAGCGATAAATGCCTCGCCGCCGCTCATGCCAAGATCAACCATCGCCAATTTCGCATCGGTCAATGGCGGTACGGCTCCGGGGTTGAACGCGCTAACGTCTCGCGCATCCAGATAACCCGCCACAGCCTCGAACCCGCCCTTGCCGTACCAATCCCACAGCCTCGCGGCCTCGTCGTCGGGTAGGCGTGGCGCTTGCGACCAGATGACGAACCAGCGCCTATCGTCAGCCGGTATCGTGATCGGCGCTCGGTCGTTACTGAAAGCCAGAACGAAGAGCCTGTTGACCACATAGTACGGGTGCTGTTGCTTCTTATTGACCAGCAGCAACTCGGGCGGCGCAGCGATCACGGGCTTCAGGTTGTTTTCCATCGCCCTACGGTCATCGCCCTTGCGGTATCGAATCTCGTTTAGCACGATCACCTCGGACTCGTAGGTATAGCCCCACGAACCCGCGACCTCTTCAGCCCTAGCCACGGCTATGTTCTTCAGCGAACCGCCGCCAATAGACCACAGGAAAGGCGCCCAGAGCGTGTCCTTACCACCACCCGGCAAACCCGTGTGCAGCACGGCATGGTTTATCTTGCGGCTCGGGTTCTGGCGCTTGTACGCCATCACGTTCAAAACGTGTTCGCGCTCGAAGTCGGCAGGGATCATCCGGTGCAGGTGGTTTAGCCACAGCGACACATCCGCGCTCGCTGCGGCTGGCCGTGAGTCCTTCCACTTATTGACGTAGCCCACCCCGGCTTTCTTCAGTAACTCGGTTTCACCCGGCGCATAGGTCAGGGCGTTAGCGACGTAACTACCCATGGCCGCCCGGTTCTCATCGAAGAACGTGGCCGCCTCAATGCGCCTAGCCTTGTTGTGTACGGAGTAGCACGGCGTGCCCCGAAACAGGGCGTTAAACGTTTGCCGGGAATAGTCTTGATGCGTCTTTACATCGAAAAACAGGTCGCCCTCGGCAACGTAAACGAATCGTTTAAACCAGTCAGCCGGTGCCAACTGCGATACATCACCATCCGCGAGACTTTCGTATTCATCCATTGCATAACCCCACTATTCTGCTATTCTCACGGAGCATTGCGATTTTCTCCGTGTAATTCTCCTAGAGAACGTTCAGCCCCACTTCGGTGGGGCTTTTTTTATGGACTGCCCATTCGTCGGTTGGCCGAAATGGTGCGCCATGTATCGAGGACGATGCGCTCTGTCTCGCGCTTATTCGCCATCTTCGAGTACAGCGCCACGGCCGCACAGTATCGCTCATGCGCCTCTTTGGTGGCGTGGTGGGTCGCGGCAATCGCTTGCCGCTCCGCCACCGTACCCTCGGCATGAGTGAAGACGGCCTCACGGGTCGCCTTCCAGCCATACTCGGCACGCTCCATCTCAGCCTTTGCCAGCGCGCACGGCTCGTCTGTATCGACAAGATACCGCAACGCTTTCTCGGCTCTTTCTTCGCTAATCATTAGAAGCCCAACGGATCGTTAAGGTCAGCATTCGACCAATTATCTTCAGTCAATCCACCAGCAGGGGCGGCTTTCTTCGCCTGAACCTGTTTCGGATTGAACTTGAGCGCAAGATATTTCTTACCGCTCTTTGCGGTCTTCAATCGAGCGTCAATCCAATACTCGGTGCCACCAATCAGGCCGCTACCTTTGTAATCAGCGTCTTCGATAGTGTAAGTGTCGCCCGACGAACTCTTAACAGTGCGCGGTTCGCCCTTGTCTTCGTTTTTGAATACGGAACCCGTGTTCGGGCGGACTTCATAAGGCTTGTTCACAGGGTCATCTCCTTCAGTTTAGAAACTTTAGCATCCAACTCAGCCAAAAAATCAAATACCTCTTTCTCCAAAAGGGTGATGCAGTCTGTATCCCGTGGGATACGCAGCACCAGCAGTTGTAACTCCTCGGGCATCCTCGGATCGTATGAGACCCAATCGCACCAGTCCGTACCCGTGCAGGCCATCTGCCATTGCATTTGATAAAAATATTTTTGTGGCGGGTCACGCTCAAAGAGGTACTCGATGTGCGTAGCCGTAGACGGGCACTTGATCTCGACGCAGCCATTCACGCCAACCAATCCGTCAGGGCTGGCTCCTGCCATCTCGATTGCAGGGTGATTTATAAAGCCCACTTCGGTAACAAGTTCTCCCACCTTGGCGCTATAGGCGTCTCGGGCTGCGCCCTCCTGCTCTACGCCCCACTCCATAGCGGCATTGCTAAACCCTTCGGTCGGCCTGCCGGTCAAGCGTTCGCACACTAATTGCGCCATGTAGTTGTTGCGAGTCGCGGCGTAGCCGCTCTTCGTGCGTGCCACTACATCAGCCACCTTTGAGGCAGTCACCTTGCCCAGACGGGCGGCGCGCCATTCTGTTGTCCTTTGCTCCATCACTCCTCCGATGAATACCATTGTGTTTGACGGTGTAAAAACGTCGGCCATTCAATTTTATTTGTGAACGAACGATCCTGAATCAACACATAATTAGTTGGCTGAGCGGTATATCGCCCATTAGCCAATTCCATAAAGTAAAACTCTTTCGCCTGAGTTGGTGTGGCGCTATACGCATCACCAATAGGGATTAACGTAAACAAATAACGCCCAACAAAATCTTGATCATCACACCGAGCCATACCGTTTAACCCAACGAGATATGGATACTCAATTACGCTGAATTCGTAACCATAAGCGTTCCATCTCTGCGCTAGTGTCGCATCCCAAGCATCCTCGGTTTTACGCCATGCAATTTGATGCAGCGGTACGTTTCGGTAAACAGCGCCACACTCCAGTAGAACGTGGCAACCAAATGCTCTTCCGGGATAGCAAGTCATTCCAAACCAAACCGCTTGCATCCAGTCATGCTGCCCAATTGCGTTCGGCTCAATCCAAACATACTGATGCGTCTGTAATGCACCCGAATGCGCGTAAATTGCCATTGCTAATCTTCTCCTGTCTCCATGAGACGTTTAAGTTCTCGACACTCGCGCTCAAGACGCTCCATCTTTTCTGTAACTACAACAAGTCGGCTAGTTGCCTCGTCCCGTTGCTCCAATACGCGCCTCAACTTTTCGGCCAACGCTTGCGATAGTTCTGACGAGTCAGGGATCGCCATGGTGTGACCGATAATTTCGTAGTCGGTCATTAGCGCGTAGTAAGGGGTCATTGCAGTTCACCTTGCTTCCACAGCAGGTAGTCGTACTGCTTGATGCCACGGTGCAGCGCAGAGGCCATGTGCATGGGCTTTAGTCCCCACTCCTGCGCCAGCGGCTTATAGTTAATGCGCTTCTTGCTGGCTTTGGCATCGGCTTTACGCTCACGCAACACTTTGTACTGCTCAAACGTAATGCCGGGGTTGTAGCGCGATGGTTTAGTATAGGTTTTCATGTCCGGGCACCCGATACCACGACAAAACAATCTTGGCCGCATCCCGATGATCTTTTATTAAGCGCAGGTCTTTGGCCTTGTTCTTCTCAAACACGCCGTTGGGGTACAAACCCGACTCACGCTCTTTGATCATCTGTTCCATCATCTCAACGGTATTGGTCAGCGACCAAGCCACGATGTATGACTCAACATCACTTAGTATTTCTTTCACTAGCCTCTGCTCCTTTACGCTGAGGCCAACTTGCCTTTCTTCTCGCTGAACAGGCTTAGATGCACCTTTCGCTCGTTTGCGTTTAGGCTTTTCCATATTCCGTTTAACTCCTCGATAGTGGCTGCAAGTTGTACTGCCGCTTCAACGGCAGGATCGGTAGTGGCTGCGGCGACTTCATGCGTCTGCGAATCTGCATCGTTGTCGCCCTCGGTCGGGATGCAAAACGCTTGGAAAGCGGCGTACTTGTAGGCGGCAGACATGGCCTTGTTACTGGCCTTGTCGCCTGAGTCCATCGCCTCACCTACGGTGATGACCGTGTGCTTGCTACCGTCTTCAGCGGCTACGAAATCAAACTCCACAGTCAGCGTGACGTAGAACAGCGCAGTGCCTTGTCGGTTCTGGCGCTCGATAACCTGTCGATCAGTGACGCGAGGCAAGATGCACAAGCCGTGCTTTGACAGCAACGGCGAGAGCGCACAGTACACAGCGTCGATGCCACGGAAAGCGTAGCCCTGCGACTGGTTCTTGCTGTCTTTGCTGATGCCGATCTTGGATAGTTCGGCGGTGACAGCGGCAATCTTCTCGTAGACCTTCATTGCGGATTCCTCAGTTTGGCGGATGCAGCGTCAATCGCAGCAATGCACTCGGCAAACGCTTGGTGCAGTTTGAAAGCGCCTTCGGCTTCGATGCGGTTGAGTTCGTTTAAGCCTTCGATGACGTTGAAGGCGGCGTGTTCGGCGCGGCAGTGCAACTCCATGAGTCGGTCGCGTTCCTGCTCGGCCAAGATTTGATAATCGTTTTCCATGTCTTTCTCCATCGGGGCCAATCCCCGAAGTGCAGTATACTCCCGTTGACGATCCTGTCAACACCTGTTACTGTGCAATCTATGACACCGAAACAACTACTGAAGATTTATGGTTCCCAGAGCGAGATCGCTCGGGCGTTGGGCGTAACCCGGCAGGCTGTGCTGCGCTGGTTCAAGGAAGACAAGATTCCTGCGTTGCGCCTGTACCAAATTCAATGCGTGCTGAAGGTCAATGAATAATCCAGTTACGAATAGCACCGACATATCGTGGGCGTCACAGGCCAACGTGCGGTATTGGGAAAGCGTCAAGCACGCGCCGTTTGGCAAACTGCGGTTAGCCGATGCGTACCTTGCTCGGATCGGCGTAGGCGACTGGCAGCAGCGTGCAGAGCGCACCTCGTGGCTTAAGAACTACGTGGGTGACATCCTGCGGTCGCTGGACGATGCCACTGAGGCATATGGCGACCCGCACGTTCGGGGAATGGTGCGGGAACTGTGGGGCGAGCCGGGTGTGACCAAGTTGAAGGCTAGGTGTAAACCGCACGAACCAACGACGAACAGGGGATGAAGCAATGGCATGGGGCAAAATCGGCGAAGAAAATCCAAACGCTACGATGACGGTTGAGATTGTGAAAAAAATCAGAAAGGCTCAAGCATTGCGTAATAAATTAACTGACAAATCATTAGCCCGCAAATACGGAATTAGCCCAAAAGCGGTTAAGGATGTAATGGCTCGTAAACGATGGAAGCACGTTCCATGATTCATTATCACGGAACACCCATGACCCCAATCGGCGACATGATTAAGTCGTTTGCGGCGCGACATGCAATGGTAAGTTACGAGCATCCGCAGCAAATTGAAATTGCAGCAGAGATTTGCCAGTCCGTTGTTTTAGACAACGGGGCATTCAGCGCGTGGCGTCAAAACAAGGCATATGATTTTTCCGGGTATGCAAATTGGGCCGAAAAGTGGATTCGACATCCCGCAGTTGATTGGTGCGTGATACCGGACAAGATTGATGGCACTGAAAGCGACAATGACGCTTTGCTGCGAGATTGGGGATTACCGAAACATTCATCTGTTCCGGTATGGCACATGCACGAGTCGTTGGATCGACTTGAGCGCCTTTTAGAATATCCTCGGATTGCCTTGGGTTCCTCTGGGGCTTATGCCAGCGTTGGAAACGATTTGTGGTGGAAACGTATTGCAGATGCAATGCGGGTGATTTGCGACGAACAAGGACATCCGAGGGTTAAATTGCACGGCTTGCGAATGTTGGACCCCGGTGTTTTTAGCAAGTTACCATTAGCCAGTGCAGATAGTTGTTATGTCTCACGCAACGTCGGCATGGATACGGCGTGGAAAGGGCCATATGCTATGACATCGCGCTACGTTCGAGCCGTATGTTTAATGGAGCGAATTGAACGTCACGCAAGTGCGGCGTACTGGTCGGAATCCGCAATAGCCGCTTATCAGAATTTTGAGTTATTTGGTTAAAGATGCGCTACGCCAAACGTCGAGACAACAACCACACCGACATCGTAGAAGCCTTACGTAAGGCCAACTTCGAGGTCATCGACTACGCCTCGGCAGGGCACGACATCCCTGACTTGTTGGCCGTCAAGCCAATGCACGACGGTATGGCGTGGATTTGCTGGATAGAGGTCAAGGCCAAGGGTGGGCGGCTGTCAGAGGGACAGAAACGCTTTCAGGGGCTGTTCCAGCCTAGGGGCGAGTGGTACGAAGCCCGTGACCCGGAC